ACAAACCGATCACAAATGGTAGCAAAACTATCGTGGTCGAATGATTTGTGCATACTACCTTTCCTTCCGTATAGGTTAGATCCAATATCGTAGGGGGGGTCGAGGTATGTAAATACCTTTCTGTCGTCGGTGAGAAGTTCTTGATAGCGACCATTGGTAATCTTCCAATTACGAATTATTTGAGTGTATCCTGGGAGTTTCTCAATCCCTCGCATTGAGAAGTTTGAGTCAGATGCTTGGGCAGAAAAGGATGAGGACTCAGTGAGACCAGAAAAAGAGCACTTGTTAATAACGTAGAAAGCACAAGCGCGATATAGAGGGGATAGGGTATAGTCATTTACAATCTCCTTTGCTTCTAGAAAAAGACCTTTAGCAGAACCACGATCAGGATAGCGAGACTTCAGTTCTTGAAGACGCTTGAACATTTTGTATCCATCGTCCTGCAGAGTCTTCCAAAAGTTTGTCAGAGGTTCGTATAGATCATTGACCCAAATATCCAGGTGCGGATACTTCTTGGTAATGTGGATTGCTACACTACCACCACCAAGAAAAGGTTCACGAAACTCGTTGTAGTCCCTGAGATCAGGGAGAAAGGTTTCTAGTTTGACGCAGGCACGGGACTTACCCCCTGGGTAGCGTAACGGTGTTTTCAGGGACTTCATAATCAGGTTTGTTGTACTTCAAAAACTCCCAGAAGGTTAGTTTCATTTCCTTATGGGTCATGCCGCAATGCTTTGCAGCAGCAGGTAGAGTCATCTTAGCACGAAACAGTGCCTCGTTTGCCTCTTGAACATTCTGAGGAGTGGTCTTGACCCTCTTTTCAACCAGTTGGTTCTTATCAATCTTGAATAGTCCCATCACACAATCAGTTTTTTGTCTTCAGGGGTGATGATTTTGCTACCATAGAGTTCATTGTACTTCTTGGTAACAGTCGGATCTACCTCAGCAATGTAAATGACATGCTTCCGATCCAAGGTGATCTCAGGTTTGTCCCTGTCGATCACAGTTGCCCATGGCATGAAGCCAAAGGACTGTCCGTTGGGAAGAACCACCAGACCATTTTGAACGGTGATAGTGTCATCGGTTTCAGAAACAAGTTCTGCGATGACTTCTTCACCAGTTACAACGCGAATAAGTTTGAGTTCGATCATTTGAATTCACACTCCACCATGATTTCTGTTAGCGCCGCCAAAAGATTAATCTCTTGGTCGGCAACGAAGGCAATTTGATACTGATACTTAGCAATAATGAGCACAGCAGCAGCAATGCTAGGACCTTCAAGGGATGTACAAAGAGAATCGTAAATACGACGAAGAAGTACACTAGGATCATTGTCCAGATTATTAACGACCCACTTCCTGACCGCTTGAAAATCCTTCTCCTTAAGAAACTTAAGCAACTCACTGACTGAGACATCACTAAAAGACGCAAGGATAGCACTATCTATACTACCACCAACTGAATAACGTTGCAACTCATTGAGCACACGACGCCAGTCGGGGAAGTGTTTGTTGATCAGCGTTGCCAATACTTTTTGATCATATCCGATATTCTCTTTCTCAAGAATAGTCCTGACACGCTGGAAGAAGTGTCCTGCGATTTCTGGTTTTTTCTTGTTTGGAATTCCGAATTCGACCACCGCGCATCGGGAGTGGAGAGGTTCGATAATTTTGTTTTTGAAATTGCAGGTGAAGATGAAGCGGCAGTTGTTATAAAATGCCTCAATATTCGCCCGTAAGAGGAGTTGTACATCGTGGGTTGTGTTGTCAGCTTCGTCAATAATGATGACTTTGTGCTTTGCATCCAGTGCTTGAAGTGAGACGGTCGAAGCAAAGTTCTTTGCTTGGTTCCGTACTGTGTCCAGAAATCGTCCTTCATCGGATCCGTTGATAATAATGTAATCGCAACCCAGTTGCTCACATAGAGCACGGGCAACAGTGGTTTTACCTACACCAGCAGGACCTGCCAGCAGTAGGTTGGGAATCTCTCCACTATCAAGAAAGTCTTGGAAGGTCTTCTTGATCTCGCTAGGGAGAATACAATCTTCAATTGTCTTGGGTCGATACTTCTCAACCCAAAGAAAGTCACTACGCATAATCAAATCCAGTCAGGTTTACGCTCAGGAATACGACGATAATTGTCCTTGACCCAGGGTTTTGAAGCAATGTACCGCTTGTAAGCAGTGAACGTATCTATTGTATCATCATACTTGAACTCGTCAGGCATGGCACGAGCAAAATCCTTTGCATCTTTATAATCGTAGATGCTGCCATCCACCTCTTTGAGACGATCATGATAGATGGTCATAGCTTCACACATGGTTTGGAAGCATCCATGCTCCTTACCAAACCGCTTCTGATACTCCCACATCAAATCAAATCCATGGTGGAGCATCCAAGCAAAGTTTGCTTTACTAGACGCCGCCCACACGGTGCAGGGGTGGTTCCTGAACCCGCCAGTGGTACGGTAGGGAGTGCCATCCTTCTTGTGAATCACACCCCAGTCCCAATGGTACTTGGAGAAGATCACAGATGCCATTTGGCAGGTCTCCAAAGGCATCTTGACAATGTGCTTGTCGGGAAGAACCTGAGCAGACTTTCTGGGATCAGGATCAGTCACAAAGATGTTCATTCAAATGGCCTCAAAAATTCACGAGAAACAATGTCGTCAGCACACATCATATCACGCATATATCTTACACCGCTCTCTGGAGTTGTGTCATCACCACAAGTAAAAACGTCACATACTGCCATACGGTTTTCTGGCCATGTGTGAATTGAAATGTGAGATTCTCCAAGCAGAGCGATGGCAGTTACTCCCTGAGGTTGGAACTTGTGGGAAGAAATGTCCAGAAGTTCACTTTGGCACAGGTGTGCAGCATGAACTAACACGTTGCGAATATGTGCCTCGTCGTCCAACAAACTAGGCGAACAACCTTTCAGGGTGAAGAGAATGTGCTTCATCAACCAAACGTAGAATCAGGTTCTAGAGCAATAAAGTAGCGCAGATCGTGATCCTTAGAGGTGAAGCAAGAGAGAAGCTTCTTGGAGATCTTTACCTCATAGGTGCCAGGCACGACACGGATGTTCTCAACTTTGAAGTTGAAAGCAAACTCATCTTCAGTCTCAGCAACAACCACAGAATACACGTTGGAAGTGTCGTTCTTCTTGTCACGGACAACCAGTTTCACAACACCATTCTCACCGATGACAGAGAGATCAGGCAGTTGATATACACCTGCTGCCTTGAGAACTTTCTCCAACTGTGTGGTGGTCAGGTCAAATGCAACATCGATACTAGGCAGAGTCAGAGTCTGATCAGGGGGAGCAATGATGACCGAAGGATCAGCAAAGAAATACTTGGAGTGATTCTTACCTTCCCGAATGAAAACATAGGATTCATTCTGGAAGTCCAGATCAGCATCACGGTGAAGAGACAGACCATTCAGGAACTGATTGAGATCATAGATACCAAAGTCCCTAGGAAACTCCTCAGTGATAGTTGCCTCAGCCAGGATGTTCTTCATCACCGACATGGTGCGAAGTTTGCTGCCCTGCTTGAACAATAGCGACTCATTGATAGAAGAAAAGTTCTTCAGAAGACTCAGGGTTTTGTCAGAGAGTTTCATTGTCATTGAGGATAAGTTTCACGGTTAGCATTTTTGTCATTGAAGTGCATCAGAAGCACAGCATAGTGCAGAATCTTCATGATGTCACGGCGGGCAGTGCCCTTTTTATCATAGCGAGAAGCATACTTAAGAATGTTGGAGCGGCAGAATGCCTCACCATCACCACATGCCTCAATCAGATCAAGTGTCTGGATCTTGTCGTCACCAGCAGAGTAGTGAGCATTGTAAGTTCCAGTGATGTAATCTCTAAGTTCATCGAGGATCTCATCCTCATCATACTTGTAAAGATTTCTGGGGTCTTTATTCAAAACAATTCGATCCTCCGAATAACTACTGGCAAGGTTGAGGGTGAATTCACCCGACTCATCATCGGGTGGCATCCAGATACCTTCTCCACTCATTGTGTAACCTTTTTTGATCATTTCATCATAGTTCATTATATCAAACCTCCTCGGTATTGTCAATGATGTTGACACAAGCATCCATGTCAACATCCGCATCAATCTTATCATAGAGATCAGAGAAAGCACTCTTGGTCTCTTCATCGAAGCGATTGAGGCAGACTTGGATTGCCTTCATCTTGTCACCCAAGATAGCGTAGGCACGGATGATGTGAACCAGACGACGGGTGCTGATCACCTCATCGATACCACCATCGTAGAAAGTCTTGCGGATGATGTCTGCCCAGTCAGCAAGACGCTTGCAGAAGTTCTCATCATCGCAGATCTTGCTCAAGATCTTGGACTCAGTTGCGACAGTGGGATACTCTTGCTCAAAGGTGACAGGGAAACGCTCAAGAAATGCTTCATTCAGAACGTTGGTGCCGATGAAGCGTCCGTCATCAGAACCCTTGCCCTTGGTGTTGGCAGTGGCAAAGATCTGGAATCCAGGAGCAGGTTGAATGTAACGACCAGTCTTCTTCAGGAAGACACCTTTTCCTTCGAGGATTGATTGAAGGCAAAGAATCTTGTTGGAAGCCAGGTCAATCTCGTCAAGCAGTAGAACCGCA